CCAGGATCTCTCCCGGCCATTGGGCCGTGCGGAGAGGCTTTACCAGGAGCGCCTGCAGATTTAAGTGGCTCCGTCCCCTCAAAAACGTTGGCCATCTTTCCGCCACCCATTGCATCGAGCATCTTTCTTTTTGATTCTATGATTTTCTTTCTACGCTCTTCTTCTCGCTCTTCTTCAAGCTCTTGCTGGATCTGAGGACTTGACTGCTGTTGAGGTGCTTTCTGTTCTAGCATTATGTTTTGTGCTTTAGTGAGACCAAAAGCGACTTCTGCTATTATCTCTGATAGAACACCTTCTTCAAAAAGTGCCTCTTTTACACACTCTTTAATCATTGCTTTTAATTCTGAACGTTTCATTTACTTCTCAAACTTATATAAAATATCGTTTACTGCTCTATTGATCTTGTATCCCCTTGTGAAGATGTTTGAAGGATCTCGGGCCTCAGTCATCATAAAGGCTCCTGGTGTTGATGGGTCCGAAACCATATCAAAACAAATCAACTGGAAGTCATCTTCTACAAGGGTAATCCCATTGTTCTCTCTTACCGAACCCATGCCACGAGAGGAGATGCCTAATTGAACCCCTGACTCGACAAGAGATCTAAGTATTTTTCCCGATGGAGTATCAAGTACACGAATAGTCCCCATGCACTTATTGCCTTCCATCCAGATCTTTGTTACCATATGTGATGCATTGTTAAGATTGATCACAGAACTATCGGGGTGATCAAGCTCTCCTAATGCCCTGTTCTCTTTCACTAGTTGTGCATAATTTTTGACTTCTCGCTCTAAGATAGACTGTGGATAAACTCTTCCGTTTCCGTTTTTAGTTTCAGCCATCTGCATCAAGCCAGATAACATCAGGCCGCCATTTGAAACAAACTTTTTGTCATCTTCTGTAAGTAAGTCTTGACAGACACCACCTTCACATAATTGATAATATTCTCTTATTAATTTCATTTTTATCCTTTTGGCGGGGGCCACCCGCAGCATCTACGAACCCTTACAACAATTTGCAACGGGGCGAATCATCCATCTTATAGTTGCGAAAGACTGCATGTTTACTCCTTTCTAAAGCTAAACTTTATGCCGTTATCATCAAAAGTCATTGCAAGCACGTAACTTACAAAGGAACCCAGGCAACCTAGAAACAATCCAGTTACCGGAGAATAATCAAAAGTAAATAGTTCTGTATAGGCGTTTGCTGCCCACAAAAATAATCCTGACCAGAAGCCAGTGCACATAGGGCAAGATAATAGCTCACCCATCCAGCCCTCTGTGGGGCGAATTTTATCGAAGATTTTGCCGTATACCAGAATTTGTGTGAGGCCGGCACAGACAAGAGAGAAATATACTAATTGCATTCTTCCTCTTTTTGGTTTTCTCGTATTAGAGAATAATTATACATGAAGCCATAAGGTCGAATACCTGGGTGCAAAGAGCCTTTCTGTGCAGACTGTGGAACATCACCCAGTTCAGTTGAGTCTTCTGGTCCGGGGCGAAGCATGTGATCTAAACGATCATCATCAAAATCGCTGGCGCTCTTGAAAAAGGGTTTTTCTCTATTCAAGAATTCACCCAGAGTATATAACGCTGCCTGAATTGAGTCTATTCCCGGTATTACAGATTCCATGATCGAAGCTTCCATTGACCCGTAAACATTTCCACCTCTAACAGATGAGTGCTCTACTATACCCCTTTTTATCAAGTATTTAAAAACTCTATCTTGTGCATCATACACCTTATCACTCATTTGATCTTTGGGGAAAACAATGCACTTGTTTGATTCTGTTGAAAGGACTATATCAACATCTTCATGATCAAAAATCATGATATTGCCATTGAGAGTTCTTCGGGCTTTTAGTTTAACTTTTGGATCTTGTTCTATGTCAACTGTTATAGTCATCTTTATTTATCTCTTCTACTAGTTCTTGTGTTTTCAGTACAAGTTCAATGAGCTTAGTATCTATTTCTTTTTCTTTATATGACTCAAGAATTGAGTATACTTTATCTATCTTATCTTTTAAAGATATATCTGATGAAATATCAACATCTTGTTTGCATTCTATAAGGTCCTTCTTTAGTTTTCCAATCTCTTCATTTAGGTAAACCTTCATCTCTAGTCCATTGTCAGAAAAAGAAGAAATATATTTTGTAAGTAGTTCTTTTTGGTTATCACTCAATTTATCGGAATACTCTTCATTGAAATTACTAACAAATTTACTATAAATAATATTATCTATAGGCTTTTTGTGTTCTGTGACCACGCCTACTGATGCAGACATTTGTTCTACAATGTTTTCTTCCAATAGAACTCTATCTTTTACTGGGAGGGCATCCTGGAAGATAGAGTAGGCAGATGCTATATTTTTATAATTTGGAACAAAATTATTGAAAATGTCTTTTGAAAGAGTTTTATTAATTTTACTTATCAAAGCTGATTGTTCTCTAAATATACTGCTCTTATTTAGAATAGAATATTTGTGTTTTGCTTCTACAATAATCTTTTCTGCTATTCTTTTTTCAACTTCTTTCGTTTCGTATACACTTTTATAGACATCAAGCTCTTTGCTAAGCTCTGTTCCTTGTGCAAAATGCTCTCTCATTATTGAAACAATTTTGTTTTGTTTGTGTTTATTGTTTTTGACAACTGATTTAGTAAGCTCTCTAATGAGTGCCTCGTAAACAAAGGCCGTGTTTCGCTTCTTATTGTGCTTCAGTCTCATTCTTTTCTTTCCTCTTTTCTATATCAATGTTCTCAAACAAAACTTTTAACTCTTCTTGATTTTTCAACAGCTTCTCTTCTTCCTCCCTAGAGTAAGTAGTTAGTTTACTCTCGTAAATGCCAGTGCCTTTTACTAGCTGAGAGAGCTCTGAGGCTCCTGGGAGAGTTTTTCTATATGTTCCAAACTCAGGGCTTGCTGCGCGGGACATATTTTTCTTTCTTGGGCCGGAGGATTTTCTTCTATCTCCACCCGGTTTATTTGACCTAGGCTCGTACCATCCGTGAGATTTAGCGGTTGTTGTTTTGGTTTTGCCGGCTTCTCTCTTTTCTGTCTTTTCTGTATCGTCTCTTTTTGCCGGGGGTGTCGCTAGTAAATCACCTTCTGCTGCCTCTGGCTCGGTTGCTGTTTCTATTTCCGGCTGGGCGCCGAGGGCAGCGGTGGGCGCATCGGTGGGCACACCTAACTCTGCCTCGCCTTCAGGCACGGTTGGGTCTTCAAGATCACCAGCTAACTCACCACCAGGAGCTGTGGCTGCAGCCTGCTCTACTTCTGCTGCGGTTTCAAGAGCTGCTTCAAATCGTCTGTCGTAAAACATCTCTCTACGACAGCGAACAAATTCATCGTCAGACATGCCAAACAGTTTTTTGGCTAGCCACTGTTTCGAAAAGAAGCCCTCTGTTGCTGATGTTGCAATGTCAAACTTCGTTTTCCAGTGTTCAAGTTCTTGCATTTCAGCGATCTTAGAGGGATTATTCAATTCTACATTAAAATTTATAAGATCCTCTTCTCGATAGCCAAGCGTGTAAAGATGGATAATACCGACTTTCTCAAGTTCTGTAATGATAGATCGCTGCAGCCTTTGGACCGTTCTTGCAAATCTAATGTCTTTTTGGGCAAGTGTTGTTTTATCTTCTTGTGCTTTTTCGGCGTCAGAAGAGAGATAACTAGCAGGGATTTTTAGTGCCGAGAATAATTTATCTCTAAGGTACTTTACGTCATCGATATCCCCAGTGTATTTACCACCAGCAATTGATTCAATTTTTGTACCGCTTGTGCCGCCGCGGACAGGAATAAAATAATCTTCTTCAACAGAAAGAGGGTTGTATCTAAGATCTACTCTTCCAGTGTCAGGGTCAACAACTTGATTTCTTTTCATTTGAGTCATTGCTTTCTGCATGTATTGTTCCACATCTTGTGGTGGAATATTGCCAACATCAATGTAGAAAGCTCTACGCTCTGGTGAACGAACAATGCGATACGCCATCATAGCATCTTCAAGCAAAGTAAGCTGCCGCCAGATTCGGCGTGCAGGCTCGAGAACTGAAGTTCCATATGGTGAATATTTGTCATTCCCTAAGATTCTAAAATGTGCGACTTGCCAATTTTCAAAAGTAAGGCCTGCTGTGTTCCATTGATACTGTATGTAGCTTGGATTACTCTTGTCTTCTCCCTCCAGCCTTTCAACCTCTGATGTGGGCAACCCAATCACACTGGTAATCCCAAGACTTTCGTCTAAATCAAGATATAAAAAGAAATCTCCGTACTTGCACATCGCGCGGCACCAAGAAAATAAATTGTATTCAATATTGAGAACGTCGTAATATAAAGAATGAAGTATAAGTTTTATTTCTTCGTTATCGCATCTTATATTCAAAACACTACTGAGCGCACTATGGGTAGTCATCTCATCCGCATAAATATCCATTGCGGATGCTATCTCAGGAGTATATTCCATCTGATCAAAATCAACATATCTTTCTGTTCTTGCTTGGCTAGCCATGGCTTGGGCTTGCAAATTATCATAAGGATTATATGCTGTCTTCTTAAAATCTTTACCACTGGCAGAAGTAAACTTTGAAGCATACTGGTCTAGTTGAATTCTTCTCAGCCTATGATTTGTTTGGGTTCTATAATTTGTAAGTGGACCCGATAAAAGTCTAGTTAGCCTTCTAAAGAGTAAGCTTTGTGGGTTTCTTGGGTTGTTTTTATTTGTTTTATTTTTAGCCATTTTTTATCCCTTGAAGAGCCAAGGAAACTCTTCGAATGTTTTTGTATGTTTCCTTGCTTCATCTTGAAGTTTCATGTTTCTAACACCGACCATACCTTTTATCCTGGTGTCGAGTTGGTGACTACTTTTTGTAATCGCCCCAACAAATGCCTTACTATATTCTACGTCTCTCTGGTTTGTTGCCAGCGCTGTGTCTCTAATCCAACAAGCCACTGCGGTTGCCATGATCAAATCGTCATTATAAGATCGCATAGCTTCTGCCCTGCCATTATTCCAAACAAAAGTCTTCATCTCTCCCAAAAGACGAGTAGAATATATCCTAATTAGATCATTTCTTATGAATTCTTCCATCTTTGCAACTATTAGAGGCCTAGTCTTAGAGGTCATAGAAAACCCTGCGACGGCATTACTCATGTTTTCTGCTATGTGCTCCTCTACGTACTCGTGAGTTGACTTGATAGAATAATATAAATTTGGATATTGCATTTCTTTTAACTTGTCTAATACCGCAAAGCCAACTGTATTGTTCTCTACAACCAACAGACACTTTCCATATTCTACACCAATATCATATAAAACTTTAGAGAAAAGATCAGGAGTTAGTTTTCCTCTATATTCTGCAACCATTTCCATAGTACCAGTATCAAAAACAACTGCTGTTGAAAAGTCTTTGCCATCACCTCTTGCAACATCTGCAGATATAAAATAGTTTCTGCCCTCTTGATAATTTTCCCATATCCAAAGATTTCTATCAAATCCAGTTCTGTACTTTGGTTCACGGGTTGTATTAAGGTACTTTTCTAAATCTTCTGATGCAAATACTGTTTCCCCAGACATGTTGAAATTGCATTCAAGTTCTTGTGCAATCTCGCGTCGGGACATGTTTCGAGTTTCTTTTTCGAACCAAGCCTGGTCTCTATCCGGGTGAACTGACCACGGGAGTATTGTTGGGTGAAAATCATTAGTTTGACTTTCTGCTTCGGTATATATTTTATGAAACCAGTTGCCAACACCATTTGGAGTCGAAAGCGCAATACAGCGTCCACCAGTCGACAGCGTAGGGTATAGACCCATCCAGAGTTCCTCTAATCCCTCGACATGTGCTGCCTCGTCTATTACCAAGAGCGATAGGGCCTCTGAACGGCCGGCATCACCTGAAGTTGATGAAGCTTTGATTTGCGAACCATTGGAAAGTACAAAACTTGTTCTG